CCATAGTATATTATATCCTCCTACTATATAAAAAAAATCCATCTATTATTTTAATACAAAAATGCTATTTTGTCTTTGTATCAAATACGTACCCGCAACAAAAACTTCTACAACAGACGCTTCTGCGATTGCTAAATTTTTTACAACTTTTGCGGTATCGCTTTGGATATCGTATAACCCAGGCTGTACAATGGTGTTCATATCTTCACCCGATTTAATGGCACGCATATAAACCATGCTTTTATTTTTTAAATCAGATAATTCTTCTTCTAACTCCTTTATCCTTCTCTCAAATGCAAGGGAGCTTATCCCCCCCCCGATCATGCTTTGCATCACACTACCTCCGTACGGCATCACACTACCTCCGTAATTTCTTTTTCAAACTCGTCCAAATACTGCTGTGCCAGATATGCGTAATCCGGCTCGTCCTCCAGCTCCCGTTCCGGGGTTTCCATCCGCTCCAGCTCATATCCTTTTTGTTTCACTTTCGCCTCCCAGGAAAACGCCAGCCCCGGTGTTCCTTTTGCTAAAAAGTATTCCTGTGTTTTCTCTTCCACCCAGATATCGCCTGGTCCTTCCTTTTGCAAAAAAACCTGATATTGGCCGATGGCGATCGTCTCCGCAAAGACCGGGTCGAAGAAGATATAGCACAGTCCATCCGTATCCAGTTTGCCGCATCCTACATCGCCAAACATGGGTGATGCCGTCTCGTAGCAGTACAGGAGAGTGTCGCCATAAGATGTTTTGACCAACCTATTTTTTGTTCCGGTTGCGTTAATATCGACGCAATGGATTTTGTCAGCTTGCAAAATATGAGTTTCTACCTGATTCGAGTAAATCGCCGTTCCACGGACACTTGTTTTAACCTGGATTGTGCCGCCGGTGAAAAGCGACACTGAGTCGCCGTTTCGCATTTCCACCACGCTGTCCCAGCCGGTATCTGAGCTTAATTTTATCGATCCTCCGGTAATGTTTGCGGAATTAGATGTTATCGCTCCAGTAAAAGAGCCATTCGCCGCATATATTCCACGATTATCCCAGTATCCTATTTCTGTGCCAGCAGCATTTCTTATAGACATCTTGCCATTTGCGTTATTCACGCCGCCCAGGGTAAGAGTGCCACCTTTGGCGTAAGTAAAAAGCACATACAGCTGGCCGCCGCTAAGGTAAAGGCCCTGCGCCTGTCCGTTGTTAGTTAGTTTGTTAAAAACGCTTTGCTGTGTCTGTCCATTCACCGCCGAGCTGGCGGCGGACGAAGCGATATTTTGCACGCTTGTCCCGCTGATCGCTATTGAGTCGGCATTGATAATTACCTGCCCAGTGTCCACATCCGCCAGAAAAGTAGTCGTGTTGCCTTTTTGACAGACAAACCGTCCGGACCTTATCCAGTCCGCCACAATACCGATTGCATAGAGGATGTTTACAACTGCGTTACCGTTTTTGTCAAAACCAGCGGTATAACTTTTTCCGCCATCTTGTGACACAAAAAAACCATCAATGCCGATTTTGTATATGGTTTTGGAATCCTCAAGCCGGGGCTTGTCGTGTATATACGTAATGCGGCTGCCGTCAGGCAAATCCTCATAAGTTGGATGGTATCCCAGAGTATTTATAGCAATCTGGTTCATGTTCTGGACCGCTTTATCATACTCCGTGATCTGTTTTTTTGTATTCCGCCGAGCCTCCACCACAGCTGCTGCCGACGCCGAATAGAAGCTGCTGCCGTTCCTTACCGGGTCCTCCGCCTCACAGGCGATCTGTGTATATCCGCCCACGGTGTATGATACCGAATTGATGATCGTCAGGTACATATTTCCTTTGCGGTCATATACCCTCGCTACGTCAAACGGCTCATAGAGGGGATTGTTCAGCACATCGGCCGAGAACGCCCGGAATACCAGGCCGATCATCCTTGCCCCCAGGTAAGCCGCCACTTCCTGCTCTTTGCCGTTTACAAAGGGGTTCTGCTCCACCTTAATCATGTATCCGGACTCACCGGCGGTGGCCGTGCTGTCCTCTTCCTCGCCCATCACCTGCACGCCGGTGATTACAATATCATCCGTGCTGACGTTCAGGTTCTTGATCTGGTATATATTTTCCGGAGCCGGGTCTGTAAAGTTCCCGCCGTCAATAATCATGGTCGGCGTAGAGTATGTAAAATCCCCGCCGTCAAGGATGGTATCATGTGGCCAGACCTTAAAATTGCCGCCATCGTACTTTGCGGTATCTAAAATTACGGTGTTGTACCAAACGAGCTGCATATAGCCATCATTGTCGATATGGGCGTTATACCCGGCGATCTGGCAAGCCCAGGAGACTACCTGCCGGTATTTGGCGTTTTCCGGCTTTGCCTGGACTATAAAGTCCATGTTGTCAAACTGTCGGAAGCCTATGGGAATACCACAGTCTAAGCACGCCCCGGTGATGATCTGCTGCAGCGTGGCCGGGTATGTGAGAGTACTCTCCGCATAGTCCCGGTCGAGCCGGTACATGCCGTCCACGGCGTTGATCTGAATGATATCGCCGGGGGTCTCCGGAACCAGGGTGTAAAACACGCCTTTGCGGATTTTCTCGATTGTGCCGTCGTCAAGCTGCATGGCAACGTAAAGGTTGATGATCGAGCCGTAGAAGTCGTAGTCAGAGAATTTTTCGTCGTGGTTTTTGATTTGCAGCGTGGCAGTTTTCCCAATCGCAAAACCTACACCGAACTTTCCATCGCTCGTCTTGTCCTCGATCTGACAGCCGCCCAGCCAGAAATCGTCAGGAACCAGATGCAAAACAGTTCCGTCGCTCAAAGTGATATCCGCATAATTTTGGATTTCAGCCCCGCTTTTCAGTTTTTCCTTAAATTCCTTGCTGGCGTTTATCATATCGGGTCTACTCCTGTCATATTGAAGGATAGTGATTGGAGAGTTTCTTCTCCATCTTCCAGCGTTCCAATGCTTAGGTCGCCTTTGCCGACGTAAAACCTTCCGTCCCGCCACCTTCCATAGTGCATACTAAAATAATGGAGGGTAAATTCGTGTCCGGAGTCAATCATTTGCAATATCTTTGTTGCTTCCGCCTGAGGAACATCTGTTGCGGTATAGTTGAGCTGCTCCACAGTAAAGAGGGGGATGAAATACCCGGTTCCGGTCTGCACACGCCCGCTATCCTCCGTATACGTCGTTTCGAAGTCGTAAGCTAAATTTTCATCTGGCTGATATATTTCCTGGCCATTGATTTTTATGGTATCCTGTGCCATACTCCCTCCTACTCAAACGCAAACGGATTTCTGCCTGTGGACATCTGTTGGACCTTCCCCTGCTTTATAACTGCTTCCGCAACCTGTTTACTGTCTAAATAGAGTTTCACAATGGAGGTTCCACCCTGATTATTGCCCCCGGCTTCTTCCCGCACAATCCTCCTGATGAGGGATTCCGGGGCTTCAAGGTTCTTGCCGTTCCGCTGGTCGCCCAGCATAGCCATAAAGGGAGCGTTTGGGGGGATTACGGCTCCGGATGCCAGGTAGGGAACTTTGGGTTCGACCTGGGGTGGTAAGAGGGATGCGCTGAATGGCACATTTTGAAGTCCGATATCCACTATGTTGCCAACGTTCCGGCTGCTGACGCCATCAATTTTGCTTTCTAATTTATCAATCCCTTTAATTGCGTCAGTAATGCCACTTATTAAATCGCCTATAAATCCGAGAATTGCATCAATGATGCCGCCAACGAAATCTTTTAAACCCTGAAAGATTCCGGTTATGCCGCCTATCGCCCTATCCAAATCGCCAGTAAATATGCCAACGAGAAAATCAATCCAGCCTTGAAAAAATTCTTTGATGCCGTCGATAATTCTTCCTATGGCTTCCTTTGTACGAGTAAAAATGTTTGTTATTTGTCCCCATATTTCAGAAGCTTTTTGTTTTACGGTATCCCAATTTTTATAGAGCAGCACTCCGATGGCGATAATTGCCGCTATTGCCGCTATTGCTATACCTATAGGACTGGTCAGGAATGCAATAGCCGCTCCAAGGGCAGTTGTTGCCGCTGTTGCCAGTGCACACACCGCATTCCATGCTACAGTAGCCGCTGTCATGGCTACTTGTGCTGCCGTATCAGCAATTTTGGCTGCCGTATTTATGGCGAATTGTGCCGCTTGCTTTACAAGAGCCGCCGTTGTCTGCACAAGGCTCACCAAAAAATCTTTTGCATACAATGCATAGATTTCCATAGTTGCCGCTTTATCTGCCAATTTGGCGATTGTGCCAGCTTTGACGGCGGCAGCGACACCTAAAACAGCATTTTTGATTGTGGCCATAGCACCGGCAATTCCTCCTGCCATTTGGATAAACGCAAGGAATTTAACCGTTTCCCATGCCGCAAAAAAAGAAACTATGATTGATGTGAGCGGTTCTAAATTTTCTCTGATACAGTCGGCCAAAAATCCGATAAATTCAATCATCCCGTTAATAGCGGGTTGTATATAATTTTTCCAGGCGTCGTCAAAAGCTGCCGCAAAATCTTCCAGTATGGGTTGCACATTGCCGTTCCAGAACTCCAAAAACTCTCCGAGCAGGTCAGATAATCCTTCCGCTATGGCATCAAAAAGCGGTTTGAAATGCTCATCGTAAACCTCATTCAGCTTATCAAAAGTATCGTCTATGCCATCCTTAATCGGGCCGGTCACATCGGCCAGCACGCCCAGAAATCCCTCCAATGCCGTCCTAAGTTCCTCTTTATTGTCCACGAACGGCTGAATAAAAATATTCAGGATATCCCGGACAAGCTTAGATATAAGTTCCGTTGCCCCCATGAACGCATCCGTCACGATGCCGATGAGGTTAGCCGTCAGCCGCTGCCCATTCTCACTGGCAAAGGCTTCGAACACATAAGCGATACTCTGGAACAGTTCGGAGAGCATATTATTTATCTCTGCCCAGATATCAAACATGGATATGAGATAACCTTTTATCCGGTCTTTATTCTGCTCCAGGTACATTGCCAGCCCGCCGACCAGATTTGCGGCTATGGTCAGGCCGATACTTGCCACGGAACCGGCAAAACTGCCAAGCAGATACGCCACGGAGTTAATCCAGTTATCAGCCGCCGCCTGCACTGCCGGGTCTGTCCAGATATCAATCAGGCTGTTCTTTATGGACTCAAGGCCATCTCTGATGATATCAAGCCGGTATTGGAAATCCCCCAGGCCATCCCAAAAGCCCTGCATGAAGATATCTCGCAGTTCTTTCAGCTTTTCCAGGAGAGCGCTGGTGGATTCGTTTATATCGTCAAGGACGGTTTCACCCTCAGCCAACTCGTCAAAGTCAATGCCGGCACCACCTACACCGCCGCCCGCTCCGGAACCACCGGTATCAGCGGTATCTCTGGCAGTCTCAAACTTCCTGACCTCATCAAGCCCTGACAGATACCCTTCGTTGGCCTTTTGGGCTTCCTTTGTGGCTTTCGCCGCCTTTCCGGCCGATTTTGCCAGGTCATTAACCGCCCCTGCGGCATCCTCATAGCCGCCGACGGTATCGGCCAACTCGCCGCCGGATGGGAGTACACCGCCCCCGCTACCACCGCCACCGGCGGATGCCTTTTTCCCGGTAATCAGGGCTGTAAAGGATTTAAAAGCGTTTGCCAGCGTCGTCAGCTTGCTTAAAACTATATTTATAACTTTGATGATAGGGGTAAAAAGATTGATAAGCCCTTGCCCGATTGTGGCCTTTAAAGACTGAATTTGAAGCTGCATTATCCGAACCTGGTTCGCCCAGCTGTCGCTTGTTCGGATAAAATCACCGGATGCCGCCGACAGCTGATCCTGAACGAAGCGAAGCCGCAGTGCTACCTTTTCCTGCTCTGTCATGGCGGCGGTCGTCTTGCCGTATCCGCTCGCCATGGCGTAAGCATCCAGGGCATTTTGCGTCATAACAACACCCAAATCCTTGAGTGTTTCAGTTTCGCCAGTAAAGACAGATTTCAGTTTTATGTAAGCTAAATCCTGCGATATGTTATAAAACGACGCAACATCACCGGCAAGCTGCGTCAGGGCAGTTGACATGTTATAGGCTTCGGCTTCGGTGAATCCGAACGATTTTGACATAGCGCCGAATGTGCCGACATACTGTTTCGCCATGGTTTCGGATAGGCCACCGGATGCCATGGCGTTTTTTGCAAATTCATTCACCTTGTCCGACATTGTGGTAAAGGTCACATCCACAACGTTCTGCACTTCTTCCAGGTCAGAGCCAAGTTCTAGGCATTCTTTCCCAAACTGGACAAGTTTAGTAATGGCGAAAGCTGCTGCGATAATGCCGCCAACTTTTTTTGCGGTGTTTCCGATGCCCTCGATTTTATTGGCCATCCCTTTCGAGAGCGATTCGATTTCTTTGGCTCCGGCCTTAAAACCCTCTGTTCCAATCTCTGTATCTACGTATATAGTTCCGTCGGCCTTTGCCATCGTATCACCTACCTCTTAGCCCTGCCAAACAAGCGGTCAAGCGCTTCCTGTTCTTCTTTACTGCGTTTCGTTTTTCTGTCACCCAGACTAACCAGATCCTTATTTTTTCGGCAAAACTCAAGTTCCCATTTATCCAGCTTCTTTCCTTCTGCCCTTTTCTGCCGGACGCTCAAGACCTGCGAAAACAGGCTTTCCCGGATTTCCATGTAAGCCCCCAGGAATGTCCACCAATGGAGAGGTTCCGGGGAGCGAACCTCCTTTTTCAAACCACTGTTGACAGCCGGGATTATGATCGGGCCATCCTTCTCCCAATCCATAACCCGAGGACGGGGCTTATCGTCGCCTTTTATGCCCATGTCAATAAAGTCCGCCGCCTTGTCCAACGCCTCTTGCCATAGTCTTGACGGTATGTCATCAAAATTCCTATAGAGGATTTTCAGGCAAATTAATTGACGCTCATCGTCGTCATACTCCGGGTCTTGAAAATATTTCAGGATATCTAAAATCGCCCGGAAGTCCGTCCGGATAGGCTGATCTACACCACCAACATTGAGGGAATAGGGCAGCTCCCAGGCACTCATTTATGGTATTTTGCGGTCGCTTTCTGAATCTTCGCCCGCTTTTTCTCAAACCGTTGATTCGTTACTCTTTCGATAATACCGGCGATTCCTTCCAACACATTCTCACAGTAAAAATCACCATTCGTGACCAGCGTCAGCGGATTGCATTTCGAAAAAATCTCATCTGATACGTTGTAATTCAGCAAAAAATCAAACTGCTTTTTGATTTCGTCCGTGACTGCGAAAAGCTGCTCATCTGTCGGATTTTCCAGCAGCGTGAGCGCATTCAGGGCATCTACCACCTTCGGATAGCGCTTTGCGATATCCGGGTCGGTCGGGTTAAACCGGAACCGGCCAATGATTTCACCTTTATCATTGATGTCGATAACCTGCGCCCCGGTATCGACATTTAAAGTCATAACTTCCTGTGCCATAGCAACCTCCCTTTTTAGTCAGACAGCGACGAAACACTGGGGATTTCTCCTGCGGTAAAAGTGGGGCTTCCTGCCAGCGAAGCAGCGGAGACATAGCCCTTTACACTCGCCCCATCCTCGGATACCGCAAACGGGATATTGAATCCTTCCGTGCCGCCGCCGTAGGACTGCGGTTTTACCATTACCTCCCGAACATAGGCAAGGTGATTCACATCATCCGTATCCTCGATCGTAACCTCAAGCAACAGTGTTTTGCAGAGGTCACCCTTTAACCGACCATAGGCGATATCACGAATTTTGGGATATAATTTTTTCTCCGGGTTTGCGTAAAATGGGTCAGCGTCCATTGTCGCCGCATAGCCGTTATCAACGGTTTTTGTCTGTCCCAGGATATTTTTTCTCTGCTCCGTGTCGGAGTTCAGCTCCACGGACATTTCTTCCATGTCGTCGCCGAGCACTTCCCACTCTGCCTTGCTTGCGTCCGCTACTTTCCGGTTCCACACCGAATCCAAATAACTCTGGAACGCTTCTCTCTCTAATTTCATGTTTTTCCTTTCTGCCTTACCGGCGTTTTCTGAATTTGCTGCTATATTCGACTGTGACCGGCAAAATCCAATCTTGCGCACCGTTGTCCTGTGGGTCCTGGCTGTATATGTTGTCCCGGCTCACGTTCGTGATTTTCCTGCCGCCGGTCAGTTTCGGATATTTTAACGGCGGGTAGCTGTGTTCGTAGATTGTAGGTTCCTGGCACAGCCATTTGCCGTACACATCCAAAAACTGCTGCGCTACCAGCTTCGACCGTTCCCGGTCAGAACGTGTGCGATATATGAGGAAAAACGGATACTGGCACTCCTGATGAATCATGCCGAGTATATCCTTCTTTTCGTCATAGACCAGTGCACCACTGTTGTTCGAAAAGGCTATGCCATAATCTCCTGTCAGTTCTTCAAATCTCACGTTATCGTTAGGATTCAGGCCGGGGAACTGGTTCAAAATCATCTTTACCGCTTCTGTAATCGCTTCGAATCCGTCCACATCCGTCCCGATCGGATTGCTCCGCATATCAAACACGTCTGCCACCTCCTGCGATGCGTTTGACCATCTTTTTCCATTTTTTCAAATCTTTACTTTTTGCGGGGATAAACCAGTGTGACTGCGCCTTGGGATGAGCTGTCTTGCTGTACTGGATGCGCCTGTTGGTGACGATCTTCTTAGCGCCTTTTCTCGCCCTCGGGGGGCCGGTTT